GACCTGTGTTTCCTGTTGGTCCTGTATTTCCAGTTGGACCTGTATTTCCAGTTGGACCTGTGTTTCCAGTTGGTCCTGTATTTCCAGTTGGACCTGTATTTCCAGTTGGACCTGTATTTCCAGTTGGACCCGTATTTCCAGTTGGACCTGTATTACCAGTTGGACCTGTATTTCCTGTTGGTCCTGTATTTCCTGTTGGACCGGTGTTTCCAGTTGGTCCTGTATTTCCAGTTGGTCCTGTATTTCCAGTTGGTCCTGTATTTCCAGTTGGACCTGTGTTTCCAGTTGGACCTGTGTTTCCAGTTGGTCCTGTATTTCCTGTTGGACCTGTATTTCCAGTTGGACCTGCGTTTCCAGTTGGACCAGTATCTCCTGTTGGACCTGTATTTGATGATGTTCCTGCAGGACCGGTATATCCAGTTGGACCAGTATCTCCTGTTGGACCTGTATTTGATGATGTTCCTGCAGGACCGGTATATCCAGTTGGACCTGTATTTCCAGTTGGTCCTGTATTTCCAGTTGGTCCTGTATCTCCTGTTGGTCCTGTGTTTCCTGTTGGACCAGTATTTCCAGTATATCCTGTTGGTCCTGTTGGTCCTGTTGGTCCTGTATCTCCCGTTGAACCGGATATTGAACTATTTGAATATGTTATTTCTTTTGTTGATGTATCATAAACTAAAACATTTGTTGTTGATGTTGATGTCGATAATGGGGACACAAAAAAACCAGAATTTGCTGAATTTAATTCTGAACCACTTGCATTTAAAATTATTGAATTATCATATTGATAACTATATCCCGCTTGATATCCAAAAGCAATTGCTCCAGAACCTTGATTTTCATATCCTGCTTGATTACCAAGTGCCATTGCGTTTATTCCTTGTCCTGTAAATCCTGATTGATATCCCAAAGCAATTGCTCCTGAACCTTGATTATCATATCCCGCTTGATTACCAACTGCTGAAGCATTTATTCCTTGTCCTGTAAATCCTGATTGATATCCAAAAGCAATTGCTCCTGAACCTTGATTATCATATCCTGCTTGATTACCAACTGCTGAAGCATTTATTCCTTGTCCCGTTAATCCTGATTGATTTCCAAAAGCAATTGCTCCTGAACCTTGTAAATATTGTCCCGCTTGATTACCAATAGCAACAGAATTTTCACCTTGATTATAATATCCCGCTTTATTACCGAGTGCTGAAGCATTTATTCCTTGTCCCGTTTGACCTGATTGATATCCCAAAGCAATTGCTCCAGAACCTTGACTAACATATCCTGCTTCATATCCAATAGCAACGGCATTTGTTCCTTGCGAAAAAAGTCCCGCATAATTTCCAAATGAAATAGCAGCATAATTTTGATTAAATTGTCCCGCAAAATTTCCTATTGCTATTGAATCTGAACCTTGTGTATTTTGTCCCGCTTGACTTCCAATAGCTATTGTATCATTTGCTTGACTATTTTCTCCTGCTTGAAAACCGATTCCAATTGCTCCTCTACTTTGTCCTGATTGTCCTGCTTGATAACCGATTGCAATCGCTAGTGAACTTTGTAAAACTTGTCCCGCTTGATAACCAAAAGCGATTGCTCCAGAACTTTGTAAAACTTGTCCCGCTTGATAACCAATTGCTATTGCTTCTGAACTTTGTGTATTTTGTCCCGCTTGTTCGCCAATAGCAATAGAATATTGACCTTGATAACTTGAACCAGCATTATTTCCAATTGCAACAGCATTTGTTGATAATATATATGTTGAATTAGTATTATCCCAATATAATATATTTCCATAATTTGTTCCTGTTATTAATGGACCAGTTGGTCCTGTGTTTCCTGTTGGTCCAGTATTACCTGTTGGTCCTGTGTTTCCTGTTGGTCCTGTGTTTCCTGTTGGACCTGTGTTTCCTGTTGGACCTGTTGAACCTGTATTTGATGATGTTCCCGCAGGACCAGTTGGTCCTGTATCCCCCGTTGGACCTGTTGAACCTGTATTTGATGATGTTCCCGCAGGACCAGTTGGTCCAGTATCTCCTGTTGGACCAGTATTACCAGTTGGTCCAGTATTTCCAGTTGGTCCAGTATCACCAGTTGGTCCAGTATTTCCAGTTGGTCCAGTATCTCCAGTTGATCCAGTATATCCGGTTGAACCTGTATACCCAGTTGGTCCTGTTATTCCTCCTACATTTGAATTATAAACATTATATACTGATGGTTTAGGATAATTTTTAATGCAAGGTTCATTATAACAAACTTTTTTGTTATCATTAATATTTTTAAAATAATTTGGATATGACATATATATATATTTAATAATGTTAATAATTAAATAATTAAATAATTAAATAATTAAATAATTAAATAATTAAATAATTTTAGTGTTTATTAGATTTTTTTAAATAAGTTAATGAAAACATTAATTGTGATGGATGTAAATTATTAACATATTTGATTGTTTCTTTAAAATTAATGAATAAATTTTTATTTTTTAATTCATTTTTATAATGATTATGTAAATTATATAAATGAGGTTTAAATTGATAAGGATATTCGTTTAATTTCATTTGTTTCTTAATAAAACAAAAAATATAATAATGATATAATTGTTTAGTGAAAGAAATAATTTCTAATTCATAATTAGAAAATTTTTCAATATTTTCAGGATAATAAGATAAATATTCATTAATTTTTTTATTTTTTCTTAAAATTAAAAAATTGTATTGTATTTTAGATTGATTACCCATTAAACTTTTTACATAACAATATTCTGGATTTCGTAATTTACAACGTTCATTAGTTTCTTTATTTTTAATGATAACGCCCAAAATTTTATAATCTAATTTGTTTAAGCAAAAATCATTTAATAAATCATCATAAGTATTCCAAATATATAATTTTGGGAATTTAATATTTGTATTTTTCCCCCAATCATTTTTTATATTTGTATAAATTGAATTATCAAATAAAATATTTATTTTATCAGTTTCGTTTTTAATTTCATAAACCGCAATTAAATATAATGATGAATTATCGAAAGGCACAACAATTCTATTTTCAGGATGTTGTAAAACAAAACTATAACAATATTTTTTATCGCAATTTCCTTCAATATTAAAATTTAAATTCAATATTGTTTCAAAAAACAATGTATTAAATGTTGGGGTATCTTTAAAAAATGATACATTACCATATAATGTATTTTTTGTTGAAATTTCCCATTTTTTAAATTGAAAATCATAAAATAAATTTATCATTGTTCCTTCAACAAATTCTTCAGCAATAATACTTTCAGTTTTAATTGGATATTTATCAATAAAACTTTTAAAGGGAATTGATTTTGGTGGAGAAAAGCAAATAACCTCGTTTAAATCATTTAAAATAATTGAACGAAAAAGACCAAATGTTCCATATGTTTCATCATTTAATAATTTTTTGTTGTATTTTATTATTTTATATTTTTTTAAATTATCATAATTTACTTTATAATTATTTACAATTAAATTTTCAGTCAAATAATCATTATTTAATATTTTTTTAAAATCATTATTTAATGATAAATTGTATTCCATATTATGATATAGTTTATAATATGGTTATTCATTTATCTTTAATTATCTTTAATAATATTTAATTAATTTAATTAATTAAATTTAATGACAGAATATTTAAAAAATAAAAAAGAAAAATAAAATTATATTATCATTTATATAATATAAATATGATTAATGATAATAATATAATTTTACAATTAGGAGATATTATTGAAATAATTGATGAAAGTAATGACATTTTAAATAAAAATATATTTTTAATTGATTATATAAGCAATACATTTATAAGATTAATTGGTAAAGAAAAATTACTTGAATTTGACATTGAAAATGGAGTTTTAAAAGGAACAAATATCAGGGAAATAAATATTTTATCAAGAGCAACTTCTCCATCATTTAGTTTACAGAATAATTTAACAACCGGTAAATGGATAAATATTTATTTTTTTGGAGATATACCCTTTGTTTTAGTTGGATTAATTACAAATTTGGAAAATGATATGATTGAGGTTAAAATACTTGATGGTGATACTTTATATATTAATTTTAATTATTCAGGTATTCCGCTTGATTTAAATATAAGTGAAATAGTTATTAGAGAAAAACCTCAGGGAGAAACGAAAGAAAATATTATTGAAGAAGAGAATAAAATTAATATTGGAGATGTTGATTTAGATGTAGATGTTGATTTAGATGTAGATGTTAATTTAGATTTAGATGTTGATTTAGATATAGATGTTGACCTGGATAATACCGAATTAATAAATAAGGAAAATGATATTATAAATGAAAATAATAATGTTAATTTGTTAAATAAAATGATATTCAATGCCGATAAAATAAAATTTGGGAAAGAAGTTGAAATAATTAAACAATATATTGAAGTTGGTAAAGAAGATTTTATTTATGACATAAAAACTCAATTAAATGATTTATTGAATAATTTATTAAATAATATACCAAAAGCAGAACAAACAAAAAAAGTAGTGAATGATATTCATAATACAATTCTTCGTTATAAACAATTAAGAGAAATATATTCAGAAGTTGATAAATACAACAATATTGTTGGCATAAGAAAATTTTATGAAGAAAAGGAAATTTTAGATAATGAAGATAATATCATAAAAAATAAAAAAGAAAATCAAATATTAAAATCAAAAATAAAACCTTTAAAAACAAATTTAATTAATTTAAAAAAATCTTTATATTGGTTGATTTTAGTTGCGGATAATAATAAAAAAGTATATGACGTAAAAAATGAAGATGAAGTAGAAAATGTTGATAATTTAAAATATTTAAATTCAATTGAAGATATAAATGAATTAAAATCAATATTGGAAATATATAAATCAAACACAATAAATGATGATAATGAAATTGAAAATAAATATAATGAATTATTGAAATATTATAAAACATATTTTACACCTTATGAAATAATAAATCAAGAAAGCATAAATCATATACTTTATCAAAATAATGTGAATGATAATTTTAATGCAATGATTGATATAAATGGTGTTCTTGATTCTCATTATGTGGATGAAGAAAATATAGTCCAAGAAAGAAAATATATATTTCAAAATTATAATGCAAATCCAATTTCAACACTGAACCAAATAAATATGCATAATGACACAATTGAAATATCATCTATTATAACATTACCAGAACCATTTGTTCGTTTTTCCAAAGTAAATTTACCCAATACAAATATTTTAGAAAAAACAAATTTAAGTTTAAATGTTATTCATTATTGGAAACTTTTTAATAATAAAACAAAAATAGAAAATATTGTAATTGATAATTTTAATGAAAATAAAGTAAATTTTAATACAGATGATTATTTAAAAGGAATAAAAAAATATTCATATGTTAAAACTAAATTAAATAAATTATCTCAATTCAAAACATATTCATCTTTTTTAGATAATATTATACCTGAAATAAAAACCCTATTTCGTTTAGTTAAAAAAAATATTAACGGTAAATTATCAATTGTAAGTGTTTTAGATTATTTAGAACCTTTTTTAATTTATTCACAAGATTTGGGTTTTATGCAATATAAAGAAATAAATTATTTTATTCAAGAAAAAATGAAAATATATATTTCAAAATATCATAAAAAAAGTAATGTTTTTAATAATTTAAAAAATATAAATTTTAGAAATAAAGGATTAAAACATAAAACTTTATTAAATAAAATAATAAAATATGATAATGAAACAAACAAAGATGTATTATTTTTATATAATATTTCAAATAATAATGATTTAAATTTGTCTGATTCCGAAATATTAAAAAAAATATTAATAACCGATTATGGAAATTTATTTAATACTGCATTATCATTAGAAAATTTAATTTTAATGGTTTCTGGTGATATAGATAATCAATTAAATCAATTAAAAACATTACCATCATCAACTGAAAATAAATGTAAAAATTATACAATATCAAAAAAATATGTATCAATGGATAGTTTAAAAAAAGATAATAATAAATTAATTCTTTATTTTGATAAAGAATATGATACAACTGATTATTCAATTCTCGATAAATATAAAAATAAACAAAATTCATTATCAAGAGAAGATTTTATTGTATTTTTAACAAATGATTTTATTCGTAAATATAAATATTCTTATGATCAATCTATTGAATATGTTGAAACTCTTATGTTAGGATTTAAAAAAGTAAAAGATGGTGATTATGCTATTTTTTATGATGGTGTTGATTTAACTTATTATATAAGAGAAAATAATAATTGGATAATTGATAATACAATAAAAGAAAATAATAATAATATTGAAATATTTAATAGTAATTATCAAGAATTATTGTGTAATTATCAAAAGGATTGTATTTATAAAGAAAAAAATAAAAGTTGTGATACAATTGGAAATAATAAAAATAATTTAGAAAAAAATGTTATTGAAAATATATTGGAACAATTTAATGAAAATTATATAATTTCAAAAGAAAAATTAAAACAAAATTTAATTTTAAAATTAAAACACGAAATTAGTATTTTTCCAAAATTAAAAGAAATTCAAAAAAAAATAAATTTAAAATATAATTTACAAAAATATAACATTGGAATTGAAGACATACAAAATGATATACCTCAAATTATTTCTCCTTATTCTAAATATTTAACTTTGATTTTAGGAAAACCTGATATTCAAGAAAAATATAATGATATTTTATTATTTTGTAATGATTTTACAAGAGAACCAATAGCGAATAAAATAGATATTATTACAAAAGATTTTGAAAATATGCATTGGAGATATTGTAAAAAAACAGATATTAAACTAATACCGACATTTTTATTTATTTTAGCAAGTAGTTATATTTCGGATAGGAATAATTATGATTTTGTTTTAGATAAAATAATTAAAGAAAATGGAGCAATGAGTGATGATGGTGATTTTTGGGTTGATAAATACAGTGGGTATAAAATTATTGATAGAGATTTTGATGAAGAAGAAGAATATAATGCTGAAGGTTTTAAAATAAAAACCCGTGAGGTTATTGAAAAAGAATTTACAAAAGAAAATATGGATGATAAAGAATTAAAAAATTTAATTCAATCTCCTGAAAATAAAAAAATTTTAAATATTGTTGAAACAATTACAAATAATATGGGTATTAATTTAAATAATCAACTTGAATTTATTATTTCAAATGTTAAAGATTTATTTGAAATTATTATTCCTTATTCAAAAGAAGAATATTCTTTAAGAGAACAAGAATTTGCTAAAAAGGGGAAAAAAATAAAATCATATAAAGATACGGTAAATACAACGATAATGTATTTAACATTATCGTTGATTTTAATTGCTATCCAAGTAAATATTCCCTCTATTAAAACAAAAAAAACTTTTCCAGGTTGTATTAAATCATTTGATGGATTTCCTGTTTATAATGATGGAGATTTTACGGCATTAAATTATATTGCTTGTGTTGCTTTTCAAAGTCGCAGTTCAAATGAACCTTGGAATGTTTTACAAAAACAAAAAGAAGAAAATATTTCAAAATCAATCAAATTATTTATTGATGAATATTTACTTAAAAATAATAATAATGAAAAAATCAAAAGAAAAATTGATGAAAAAATAGAATATATTCAATTTAATGTTTTAAATCAAATTAATGAAATTCCTATTGAACACGATATTCGTTTATGGAATAATTTTTTACCTCCATTAATACCTTTTCATTTAAAAACTCCTCAACATATAACAAGTGAATTTAATCAATCTTTACTAAATGAATTAAAAAATGGTTCATTAACAACACACAAAAAAATAAACAAAATATTTATCGTAAAATCAAAAATCTTTTATTTTTCTATTTATATTCAAGAACTTATTCAAAATATTATTGATAAAAAAAAATTATTATTATCTAATTCTGTAAATGAAGCATTTATGGATAATAGTTGTTGTAATGAAAATAATGAAAAAAAATTAAATGTTATTCAATATTTTATTTTAGAAAATAATGAAATTAATCTTAATTTAAATTATATAATTAAATTAACAAATATCATCAAAGATATTAAATTATTGTCTACACCTCTTTTATTTTATTGTCCGATTAATAATAAAGTTTTATATCCTCCTATTCAACAAAATTTTAGTGAAGAAATAATTTATTCTGCTTTTATTCTTTTTTGTAATTTTAATTCTGTTATTCCTATTCCCCAATATTTACTTCCTTTTTGTAATGAAAAACCTAAAAATTTCAATAAAAATGATACAATTGAAAATCAAATAATAAGTTTAAAAAATCAAGGGTATGAATATAATAATCAATCACTTTTGGAAGTTTTAAAACAAGTTGGAAAAATAAATAAAGTCGGTAATGGAAATGAATTTGAAAAAGAACCTTTATCATTAACAAATAATTTAAAAATATTATTGGTAAAAAATGAAGAACAAACAAAAAAAGAAAATATTCTTTTAAATAAAGAATTTATTCAAATTTTACTTGAAATGGTTAAAAAAAATAATCAAAATGATTTAAATGATATGGAAGATTTTTTAATCAAACAAAATAATTCATTAAAACAAAAAATTATTCATTTTATCAAAAAATTCATTAAAAAGAACAAAGATATGGATAAAATTACTGACTTTTTAAATAATTTAAATGATTGGAATTTTGATAATGATAATCATAATATTCATTTTAAAATTTCTAATGAAGTTCAATTTAATTCTAAAAAATTTATTCAGGAATATATTAAAAATTTTATAAAAATATTTCCAAACATTATATTAAATAAGGTTTCTTACAATAATTTTATTATTCCAAAATATTTAAATCTTTCGAAAAGTCATGAAATGAATCTTAAAAAATCAGTTGATGAATATTATAATAGTTTATATAAATTTTTTAATGATGATACAATAACTGGATTATTATCTTATATTAATGAAAATTTAAATGTTATTGTTTCACTTATTCAAAATATCCCAAATATATCAAATACATCATCAAGCATTTTTAATAAAGATATTAATTATTTAATTAATGAATATTTATTGTTTTTAGTTTTTGATTTTTATATTGAATTAACAAATAATAATTCATTTGTTATGAATGAAAACGCTTTATTTGAAAATAATGAAGGAGAAGAAGAAAGTAAAGGATTTGATATTTTAACGAGTGAATATATTGATGATTTTAATCAAAAAATTGATGAAACCCATTTAAATAAACAAATTATTGAAGGAAATCGATTTGAACTTAAAAAAAATATTGGTTCTCTTCTTATTAGTTATATTAATATTATGATGACACATAAAAAATTAATTAATAGAAATTATACAGATATTATGAATAGTATTTTTAAAGAAAAAGGAATTGAAAAAAATAAAATTACAGATAAATTAAGTTTATTAACTATTGAAGAAAGAAAAGTAAATACAACATTAAAAATAAATAAATTAGGTGATTGGGGAAAAGGACTCCGTAAAGGTTTAGTTATTTATGATAAAGATGTTTATGATGAGGAAATTGAAGAAATGCGGGAAATTATGGATATTGAAAATCAAATGCGTGAAAATTTGAGAATTGATGAAGCAGATATTGATCAAGTCGCAATTGAAAATTTTATTCACGAAAAAGAAATAAATGAAAATGAAAATATTGAATATAATGATTTATCACGTTTTAGTGAAGATTTTTTTAATTATTATGATGGTGAAGAATTAGATGAAGATGATTTAAAAAGTTATGATTAAATCAATTTTTATTGAATACCTTATTTGAAATAATTAGAAATTTATAGCAAAATAAAAATTATTTATGATAAACTTATACATTAAATCGGCATTTTAAATGTGAAAAGGTTTACACCCTTGAAGATTTAAAATTATACCTTTTATAAATATAATTTATAATCGGCATAACAAGCTGAAATTTGATTTTTAAGTTTTCCGTGATTATCACAACACCTATTACCTAATTTAGAAAAGTCAATAGTAGTTTTATCACCATGTTTTGTAGAGGAATGAGTTATAGTATGGTAATTTGTATGTTTACAATTATTACAAATTACAACCATTTCAATTAAACCATCATCATAAATATTTATATGTTGTATAGTTGCTTCCATTTATAAAATAATATAAAAAATCTCTATATTATTTTGTCCCATTTTAAATCTTCAAGGGTGTAAATAAATTAGTAAATCAAAAAAATAACTATTTTAAAAAAAAATGAAATAACAAAGTTTATAATAAAAATATAGATAAAAGTATAATAATAGCGAACAGTAAAATAACGAAATATAATGGAACTTCGTAGTTGGATAGATATAAATGATTTATTTTGGGGTTGTTTATCGAGCAATCCAAATGCTATTGATTTGTTAGAAGAAAACAAAGATAATATACTTTGGAATTGTTTATCAGAAAATCCTAATGCGATAAATCTTTTGGAAGAAAACCCAGATAAAATTGATTGGTCTTATTTATCAGAAAATCCCAATGCTATACACATATTGGAAGAAAACCAAGATAAAATATATTGGAAGGGTTTATGTTTAAATCCAAATGCGATACACCTATTAGAAGAAAACCCAGATAAAATACATTGGTTTTATTTATCAGAAAATCCTAATGCTATACACTTATTGGAAGCAAACCAAGATAAGATAAATTGGTATGGTTTATGTTTAAATCCAAATGCTATACATATTTTGGAAGCAAACCCAGATAAAATACATTGGTATCGTTTATCAGAAAATCCTAATGCTATACACTTATTGGAAGCAAACCCTGAAAAAATAGATTGGAAGGGTTTATCAAAAAATCCTAATGCTATTCATTTGTTAGAAGCAAACCAAGATAAAATAAATTGGTATGGTTTATGTTTAAATCCAAATGCTATTGATTTGTTAGAAGAAAACCAAGATAAAATTGATTGGTTTTATTTATCATTAAATCCAAATATTTTTGATTACGAAAATGATTTTTTAAAATAATAAAAATAAAATAATAAAAAATAAAAAATAAAAAAATAAAATAATAAAATAATAAAAAAATAAAAAAATAAAAATAAAAATAAAATAATAAATAATAAAATAATAAATAATAAAAAAATAAATAATAAAATAATAAAAAAATAAATAAAAAAAATAAAATAAAAAAATAAAATAATAAAAAAAATAAATAAATATTTTTATTTATTTTTTTTAATTTTTTATATCAAGGAATTTTTTATAATTGTTGTAATTCTTAACTATTGTTTCGTTTCTTTCGATAATTACGACATATTATTAAAAAAAATGAAATAAATAAAAATAAATAAAATTTAATAACAATTGAGTATTAAAAAATGGAACTTCTTACTTGGATAAATATAAATAATTTAAATTGGATAAATTTATCTTTAAATCTAAATGCTATTGATTTGTTAGAAAAAAACCAAGATAAAATTGATTGGTTTTATTTATCGACTAATCCTAATGCTCTACACTTATTAGAAGCAAACCTTGATAAAATAAATTGGGATATGTTATCAAAAAATCCTAATGCTATTGATTTATTGGAAGCAAACCCTGAAAAAATAAATTGGATTAACTTATCAAAAAATCATAATGCTATACATATTTTGGAAGCAAATCAAGATAAAATAGATTGGAGATATTTATCGGCAAATCCTAATGCTATTGATTTATTGGAAGCAAATCAAGATAAAATAGATTGGAAATTTTTATCGGAAAATCCCAATGCGATACATCTTTTGGAAGAAAACCCAGATAAAATTGAATGGGAAAATTTATCAATTAACCCAAATGCGATACATATTTTGGAAGAAAATCCCGATAAAATAAGTTGGGAATGTTTATGTTTAAATTCAAATGCTATTGATTTGTTAGGAGCAAATCAAGATAAAATAAATTGGGAATGTTTATCTTTAAATTCAAATGCGATTGATTTGTTAGGAGCAAATCAAGATAAAATACATTGGAATTGTTTATGTTTAAATCTAAATGCTATACATATTTTGGAAGCAAATCGAGATAAAATAAATTGGTATTATTTATTAATAAATTCAAGTATTTTTGAGTTTAAAGGATGTTTATTAAAATAAGACTTTAAGACAAGCATCAAAAATAAAATTCTAAAAAATAAATAACAAAATACGTGAAGCAATAAATATATGATAAAGAAATGAAATAAAAAAATAAAATAAAATAAAATAAAAAAAATATTTTTTATACTTCGTTAATGTAAATAAAAAATAAATTAAAAGTTAAATAAAATTTAATAACAACGAATAATAAAAAATGGAACTTCTTAGTTGGATAAATATAAATAATTTAAATTGGGATTCTTTATCTTTAAATCCAAATGCTATTGATTTGTTAGAAAAAAACCAAGATAAAATAAATTGGTATACTTTATCATTAAATCAAAATGCTATACATTTATTGGAAGCAAATCGAGATAAAATAAATTGGAATATGTTATCAAAAAATCCTAATGCTATTAATTTATTGGAAGCAAACCTTGATAAAATAAATTGGGATATGTTATCAAAAAATCCTGATGCTATACACCTATTGGAAGCAAACCAAGATAAAATAGATTGGTATTATTTATCAACAAATCCAAATGCTATACACTTATTGGAAGCAAATAAAAATAAAATATTTTGGAGTTGTTTATCTTCAAATCCAAATGCGATACAGCTTTTAGAAGAAAACCAAGAAAAAATACATTGGTATAATTTATCTTCAAATCCAAATGCGATACATATTTTGGAAGAAAACCAAGGTAAAATATATTGGTCTTATTTATCTTCTAATCCAAATGCTATTGATTTATTGATAGCAAATCAAGATGAAATAAGTTGGTATTGTTTATCGGCAAATCCAAATGCTATTGATTTGTTAGAAGAAAACCAACATAAAATAGATTGGATAAATCTATCATTAAATTCAAGTATTTTTGAGTTTAAAGGTTGTTTATTAAAATAACGAAACTTACGAAGTGTGTAAGTATGAAATTACAAAATAATATGTTCTTCGTCCAAAATAGGTTAATTATTAAATTTTAGAATTAATGAAATCATTATATGGGAAAAATTAATGAAATTAATGAAATTATAATATATAAAATTATTATATAATTATAATTATGATTTATTCATTTATTGAAAACAATATTGTTTTATCTTCAATATTATTATTTTTAATAATTTTTTATTTTTTATATTATACTAAACCTAAATATTTATTTAATGATGATAATAGTTTAAAAGATTTTGGAATTGGATATAAAAATAAAACTGTATTTCCATTATGGGTTTTTTCAATTGTTTTAGGAATAATATCTTATTTATCAATATTATTTTATGTTAAACAAACAAAAAAAATATATTATTAAAATGTCAGAAAGAAATATTTCATTTAGGTTGAAACTGTTTCATATTTGGAACGGTGTATAATTTAGGTGTATAAATGATTATCAATTGTTGTTGTATTTTGTTTTAAAGTTTCGGATTGTTTTAAATAATCATTATAATTATTTTTCATACTTGCAATATTTTTGGTGCAACCTCTTGAAACAGTATTATAACTTACAACAGATACTAAAAATATTCCCGTATATAAATACCAACAAAATTCACCAACATAATCTTTACGGATAACTAAATTTTTTAATTTTTCTTTATTTATTTGTAATTCATCTGGTTGTATTGAAGAATTAAAAAGAATTTTTAATGATTCAAACATTTTATTAAAATTTAATGGGTTCATTTCATTTATTAAAATAGATTTATCACTGCATATTTTTAAAATAACATCAACCGTTTTTTGAAATTCAATTTTTTCTTTGTCATTTTGTAGAGTATTTATTTGTTTTTCAATATCTGGATTATCCAATAGTTGAGTTAAAATATTATTTGCTTGACTTGAAACAACCAAATATCCAATTACATTGGAAAAAACATTTTTTAATCCCGGAAAAAGAATTAATAAAACAATAACAGAACCAAAAATAAAAAACCAAGGAAAAAATGCTAATAATGAACCTGCACCTATATTATCACTTATTGAACCATTACAAATTTGAGTTATATAAATGATATTCATAACCATTTGAGTGATTACAACAAAAATAAAATATAAAAAAATGTAAATTAAATTGGTTTTATTATTATTCATTATATTTTCTTCATTTTCTTCATCTTTATTTGAAAGATTTTTTTTACCAAATATAAAATATGCAACAGTAATTATTATAAAAATGATTAAATTAAAATAAGAATTCATTATATAAAATGTTTTTATTATTTAAATAATAATAAAAAAAAATAAAAATAATAAAAAATATCAATAAAATAAATAGAATGTTTATAAATCAAATAAAACCAAATTTAATTGAAAATCAAATTAAAGGATTTTATGTTGAAACGCTAAAAAATTGTCATAAAATAAGAGAAATAAATTATAATATAACCTATAATTTATTTTTATTTATTTTATTTATTTTGACAATTTGTATTTTATTAATATATAAATATAAAGGAAAATTAACAAGAGAAGAAATAAATCAAAAAGAAGAAGAAAAGAAATATTATATATTATCTAAAATAAAAAATTATAAAGATACTAAACTCAAAGAACAACAAAGTCTAATTACTGGATTACCTTATTTTTAGAATATTTTCGAACAAATTAACGAAATATAGAAGAATGAATAAATAAAATAGATTAAAGTTTCAAGTTAATAATGAAAATGACATAACAAGTAAAAATAATATAATGACAGAAAATAATATTCTTATAAAATAAGAATGACAACATTAGATATTGAAAAATTAAATGAATATTATTTTATTAAAAATTTATATGAAAAAGAATTTAATCTCATCAAACTGGATTTAATTAAAAATAAAAATTTAAGTTGGAATGAAAAAAAAGTTCAATTGACAAAAAAAAAAGCAAAATGTGTTAATTGTAAAAGAAATGTTGGAACTGTATTTTTAAGATCATTTGATAATGACACTTTATTAACAACTTTAAAATCTTATTGTGGTGATATTTCAAATCCTTGTCCTTTAAATATTAATATTGAAATTGAATTTATTGAATATATTCCTGATGTTATTCAAAAGAACACAAAAGAAATAAATGATTTAAAAAACAGTATTATTAAATATAAAAATGATATTGTTTTTGGTTATTTAAAAGAACCCAACATCAATATAAATATTGATAAAATGAAAAGTGATTTGGATGATTTGATTGATATCAATAATTACTATAAAAATAATTTATTAAATACAGAAGAAAATCTTGATAAATCGAATGAATTAAATAATTTATTATTAAATTATTATAATACAATTGCTGAAATAAAAAATGATATGAAATTATTTAAACAAACAAATAATAATGATGATATTTTAAAAAGTATTCATACTTATATTGATAATTTACTTCCCAATATCCAACAAATTGAAAAGTTAAAATATAAATATAGAAATGTTGAAATAACTGATGATAATTTTGAACTTATTCAAAAAACTTTTGATAATGATGATTTAGAAATTAAAGGAAAAAAATACATTAATATTAAATCATTTATTACTGGATTAGGAGAAAATATAAATAAAAACAATGAAACCAAAAAAATAAGAAAAAATGTTGGAATAAAAACAAAAAAAACAAAAAAGAATATTTCTTCAATGTTGGGTGAAGATAATGAATAACGAAAGTATAAAATAAATTTTGTTGAGTTTAAACATTTAATTTTTAATTATAACGACAATGACAACTAAAAATTATAAAATATATTATATAATAATATATATTATATGTTGAAATATATAAATTTAAAATGTTTTTTTCTTTCTTTTTTATTAGGAATTACATTTATTTATTTATGGGGAGTTGATAAAAAAATTATTGTTGTATATCCAAATCCTTATGATTATATTCAATATAAAGATAGTTCGGATAAATGTTTTATTTTTGAATCAAAAAAAGTGAAATGTCCTGATGATGAAAATAAAATAAATATGTTTCCTATTCAATAACTATTTTTTACGTTATCAATATAATTATCATTTACCATTATATTAATAGATAAAAAATTTAAATACTATCCAATATTTTTTAATTAAGAAATTAATTTTGATGGAACTTTTAGATTGGATTAATATAAATAAAATAAATTGGGATTATTTATCTATTAACCCTAATGCTATTGAATTATTAGAAAAAAATATCGATAAAATTAATTGGATGAATTTATCTTCCAATCCAAATGCTATTTATTTGTTGGAAGAAAATTTTGATAAAATAAATTGGGAATCTTTATCAAAAAATCCAAATGCTATTCATCTTTTGGAAGAAAATCCCGATAAAATTGATTGGATAAATTTATCTTCCAATCCAAATGCTATTCATATTTTGGAAGAAAACCAAGATAAAATTGATTGGTTATATTTTTTAAAAAATCCAAATGCAATTGAAATATTAACAAACTATAAAAAAAAAAAACAAATCAAAAAAGAAGATTGGTATTTATTATTAAAAAAATCAAATGAAAAAATAAATGAAATAGATTTATGGAAATATATTTCGGAATATTCAAATGATTTTGAATTATTTAAAGAAAATATTGAAAAAATAAATTGGAAATATTTATCGACTAATCCAAAAGCAATTTGTTTTTTAGAAATGAATCAAGAAAAAATTGATTGGTGTTTTTTATCTTCTAATCCAAATGCTATTCATTTATTAATAAATAATAAAAACAAAATATGTTGGAGATGTTTTTCTTCAAATCCAAACGGCATTGAAATATTAAAAGAAAATCAAGAAAAAATAAATTGGTGGTGTTTATCGAATAATTCAAATGCAGTTAATTTTTTTGAAACAAATCAAGAAAAAATTGATTGGTGTTTTTTATCTTGCAATCCAAATATTTTTGAATATAAACATTATTTATTAAAATAATTATCATTAACCATTGATATTCTATTTTTTTTTAATTATTAAATTTTTCATTCAACTTTTTTTGTTTTCAACAGTCATTTTATTTACGTAGAAAAATCTAAATCTGGATTTATGTAAAAAAGATGAGCCGATAAATCTTGAACTTCATTTCTATTGTGATTAAAAAATTCAGGGTCTGTTCTATTTGGAACACCATCAGCACATCCTCTATTTTTTTTTATTAACCATTCTTCATAACTTTTCCCGAAATAATGATTAATGTATGCAAAATTAACAAATTTCAACCTTGCTTGTGATCTATCATTATTATGCCTAACTATTCTTCCGCTACTGTCATGATTAAACCCATCATTTAGTGTTGCAAGATGTGCATCATCAATACTTTTTACGTGAGAACAAACAGATATAGATTTTACCATATGAAATAAATCTTTCCAACACATCGTAAATCTTTCTGTAACTGGCTCTGAAGAATAATTACTACGACCACTATCCCCAAAAACTCGCCAATGTAAAACTAGTGAACCTTTTTTGCAAACTTTACTTAAAAATTTTGTTATTGGTTCCCAATTCTTTAATACTATAAATTCGTCGCAATCTAAAATAGCAACCCATTTGTGTTTACGCGATTGGTGTATAATAAAATTATTATAGGCTTCAAGTTGTTTTGCTTTTCCCTTAAAAGGTATTATTATTATTTTTTTTTTTGTCTTTTCATTTTCAAATAACTCAGTTGTATTCAAATAGTTTACTAATTTATTGCTATCATCATTATTATCATAAATATAAATATATGAAAATCCTAATTTTAAATGATATTTTATCCATTCCAAAATATATAGTTCTTCATTTTTTGCTATACAACATATTACCGCATCAGACATTTTATATATATTAAGAAAAATAATTATTAATCAAATAATTTTTAAAAATGATTTTATTGTAAATAATAAAATCATTATTATATTAAAAATGGAAATCATTCAAATTAATAATTTTGAAACAAATAAAACAAACCAAACAAATAATGATGAAGAAAGTATTTATAAAATTGAAAACTGTTGGAAATCTTTATTTTTAAATTATAATTTTGATATTTTTTACGATATTTATTTTAATCAAAATCAAAATCAAATATTTCCTCCAATGAAATATGTTTTTGAAATTTTTAAAGAACCTTGTGATGAAATTAAAATTTGTATTTTAAATGATGAACCTTATCGAAATATTGAAGAAACAAATGGTTATGCATTTTCTGTTAATGAAAATGTAAAAAAAATACCAATATTATTGAAAAATATATTCAAAAAAATTAAAATGGAATTTCCAAAAAGAAAATACAAATTTAATCACGGTAATTTAAAAAAATGGAGCGAAAAAGGCATATTTTTACTTAATTGTTCTTTAAGTATTGAAAAAAATAAACCTAACAGTCATAATTATATTTGGGAAGATTTTACTAATAATGTTATCACTCAAATAAGTAATAATAAACATCCAGTCATATTTTTATTAATGGGAAAATACATTCAATCGAAAAAAAAATATATTATTGAAAAACCAACTAATATTATTATTGATTGCGAATATCCAGATTCTATTTATTTTTTTGAAATTGATATTTTTATTAAAATCGAACAATATCTTGGATATTCTTTTGATTGGAATAATTAAATATTTTTATTTTTATATTTTTAAATTAAACTATTAATATATATATTTATTTATCATTTAAATATATTGTATTTGTTTTCAAAGTTTTCATAAACTCATAACGTTCCAAAGAATCCAATATCATTTCTTCCATTTCTTCAATATCTTCTTTCATTTCTATCATCTTTATAAAATCATTATTTTCTATTATTAATTCATTTTTTTCATTATATAAAGTTTTATAAAAATTATTTTTAGAAATTATTTTATGTTGTATATTAATTTCACCTTTCAAATGTGAACGTGAATAAAAATATGGAACGGCATATTTATTATTAATATTTTTTTCATAAAAATAATTATTACCATATCCACTTAAAACATCTGTAAATTTTATTTTATTAAAACAAACATAACTTGCTATATTAAAATTATATTTATTATTCGTAATATCATTATCATTTAAATATTTATTTAATTTATATTTATTATCATCTTTATACTTAAAATGAGATGTGATATGGATATATTGTCCTACATCATTATTATTTCCTTGTGGTGTAATAAAATTAATAGGTAATATATTATTATTTATCAATTTTGTGAATAAATCTATTTCTAATTTAACGATATCTTTTAAATAACTAATATGATAATTATAACTACAAATTAAATTAGAAAAGTGTAAATTATTTTTTATTTCTTTTAATTCAATTATTTCATTATTTGTTTTACTATTTATTTTTATATTTTCTTTGACTTCTATATTTAAATTTGCAATATTTTCATAAATATATTCTATTTCATTTTCTTGTATATTTTGTATTGTTTCTTTTAAAAGAATTATTTCATTATTTATTTCATTATTTTCTTCTTCAACAAATTTATTTTTTTCATTTATTTCTATTTCTATTTTTTCAATTTCTTTTTTTATATCTATTTCAATTATATTTTTTAATTTATTATATTTTTCTATATTTTCTTTAACTTCTATATTTAAATTAGCAATATTGTCATAAATATATTCTATTTCATTTTCTTGATTTATGACAATATCATTTAATTTATTATTTATTTTTAAATTTTCTTTTTCATTCGATTTTTTTAAATCTTCTATTTCCTTTTTTAACTCTTCTATTTCTTTTTTTTGATTTATGACAATATTATTTAATTTATTTATTGATTTTTTATTAATATTTATTTCATTAAAAATTTTATTGAAACATTCTTCATAACTCAATTCTTCGTAATCCATTTTTATTATTATTTATTATTATTTTATTATTATTTTATTTTCATATCATTTTTTTATTTTATATATTAAAATATTTATCAATAGCATCTTTATTATGAATAAAGTATATTTTTAATTTCTTCACAAGTTAAACTTTCATTTGTTTTTATTTTATTCACATAATCCATATCAACTAAGTCAGGATGAACGTACCAATCTTCAAAAGGTCTAAAATCATTTTCAAAAAAAACTTTAACATCAGGAAAAACTAATATATATCCTCTATTTTTAAATATTTCTCTTGATAATTCTCTCGTATTAAAAAAATCCCCCGTGTAAATATCGTGTTCAAAAGTAATCGTTGCAAACTTATATTCATCAAAAATTGTATTGTTTAATATTTCTAACACATCCAAAGTTGATTTATTATCAACGTCTAAATCAATCTGTAAATAATCAATATTATTTGGAAAACTATAATCTTCTAATATTTTTTTATAATTTATTTGTCTCGCATCCTTAATTTCATATTTTGAGTTAGGTCTATGTTTGTCATAAAGTTCAATATAAAAATCAAACCATTCAACAATAACTCCTTTCCATAAATAATTTTTTTCTAACAAATAAGTATTATTAAGTTCAATTGGTTGACTTCCACCAATTTCCAAAAAAAATCCATTCTTTTTATTGTTTGTTAGTTTAACAACAAAAATATCCTGACAAGCCTGACTATATGTTTCTATTTCCATTATATTTTTTATATTATTTTTACTTTTATATTATTTTAAATTTTTTATCATTATTAGAAATATGCAAATAATTTGTTAAAATAATCTTATTTAATTATTTTTTTGTAAAATAAATAATCAAAAAATAATATTAATAAAAAATGAAATTATTAAATATAAATTAAATAAAAACAAAAATATAATCAAATTATCATGACGAATAAATTTCGTTATTATCAACAAGAAGCAAATAATTTAATTTGTGATAATCTTTTACATAATGATAAATGTATTATTAAAATGTTCTGTGGGACTGGAAAATCATTACTTATTAGAAAATGTGATATTATTTCAAATAAAAAATTAGTTGTTTTTGTTTTTCCTTCTCTTTCTTTAATCGAACAATTTTATGACACATATTTATGCGATTTTCAAAAGAAAAATATTTTAAAAATATCATCTGAAACTCAATCTACCACAAATCCAATAAAAATACAAAAATTTTTATCCAAACCATCTAAAAAATTTATATGTATTACTTATCAAAGTTATAATGTATTAATTGAAAATTTAAACGATAAAAAAATAGATATTTGTATTTATGATGAAGCTCATCACGCTGTCGGACAAACATATCAAAAACTTATTTTTGAAAATAATTATTGTTTAAAACAAATATTCTATACTGCAACACCTAAAAACTCTAATGGTATTGTTATGTATAGTAAAGAAAAAAATGCCATTAATATGTGTGGTGATTTAGTTTATGACTATTCTTATTTACGGGGAAGTTTAGAAGGATATTTAAATCCATTTGATTTAATGATTGATTTATATACTGAAAATACAAATAAATCCATTTATGAAGCTATTGCACGTTGTATTTTAACTACTAAAAATAATAGAGTTTTAACTTTTCATTCTGATGTGAATACTGATAGGGACACTTCTGTCATTAATTTTGTGGATAATTCAAATTTCGAAACAATTTTTAATAACATTCAACAAAAAGAATTTCCTGAAATGTTTCAATATTTTAAAAAAATTAATATTATTCCTTTGGATGCTTCTATTAACATGAAAACACGAAAACAAATACTTGAAGATTTTGATAATACTTCTAATGAAGATATATTCATTATTTGCTCTTGTGAAACAATTGGTGAAGGTATTGATACGAAAAATGCAAATATGTGTGTTTTTGTTGATCCTAAAACTTCTTATGTTAAAATCATTCAAAATATTGGTAGAATTGTTAGAAAAATTTTTAATGAAAATAAACCTAATTCTTCTGTTGTTATTCCTTGTTATGTTGATAAAACTAAATATGAATGCTGTAAAGACGACCCTGATAAATGTGATGAAATCATAAGACAAGAAATGAAATCTGATAATGGTGATTTTAATGATGTTTTAAATGTAATATCTGCGTTGAAACAAGAAGACGAAGATTTATATGACTTATTATTAAATTATTCAAACAAATATTCTTTTCAAGAAATCGAAACTAATTTAAAAAATCAAAATTATGAAATACTTGAAAATGATGATTTAAATGGTGATTTATTACTTTCATTAGAATATTTATTAAATGAAAATGAAAATGAAAAGAATATTGAATTAGATTTTGAAAATTATGAAGATTGTGATAATGATGAAGAAATTATTGAAATGGTTGCCGAAGAAAATAATGTTTGTATTGAAATACATTCTAATTCATTAGAAAATCCCATTAAATCTTATAATCGTGAAAATAAAGAAAATGGAATTATTCGACTTTTTAAAAATGATGAAAACGAAGATAATGAGGATGAAGGTTTATATAAATGTATTATTCGTAAAAATAATTTAAAACGAATAAATAAAGATGCTATTCATTCACCAAATAAAAATAATAAATTCAAATTAAATATTCATTCAAATAGTGATATTCAAGTTTTGTGGAATATTAAAAATGATTTAGATTTAATAGATAAATTTTCAAGTTGTGTTATTGATTGTCAAGTTATAGATAAGTGGTTAGAAAATTTTGAAAACTTGAAAAGTTTTATTGATTTAAATAAAAAACGACCAAGTTCAAAATCAAAAAAAGAAGAGGAAAAAAAAAATGGTATTTGGTTAGTAAGGCAAAAAAAAATTTACAAAAATAATGAAGGAGTAATGAAAGATGAAGATAAAAGACAAATATGGGAAGAATTTATTGAAAATTATCAAAAGTATTTAATGAATGATGAAGAAAAATGGTATAATAATTTTGAAAATTTAAAAAGTTTTATTGATTTACATAAAAAACGACCAAACTCCAGGTCTAAAATTATAAAAGAAAGTTTTTTAGCGAAATGGTTAAATGACCAAAATCAAAGTTATAAAAAAAATAGACGTCAAATGAAAGATGAAGATAAAAAAAAATTATGGGAAGAATTTATTGAAAATTATCAAAAGTATTTAAAAGATAATCAAGAAAAATGGAATGATAGTTTTGAAAAATTAAAAAGTTTTATTAATTTACATAAAAAACGACCAAATAGTAATTCAAAAAACAGAGAAGAAAAAAAAATGGCAAATTGGTTAATAAAGCAAACAAAAGATTACAAAGATAGTGAAAACATAATGAAAAATGAAGATAAAAGAATTTTATGGGAAGATTTTACAGAAGAATATAATGAGTATTTAATGGATGGTGATGAAAAATGGAATGATAGTTTTGAAAAGTTAAAAAGTTTTATTAATTTACATAAAAAACGACCAAATACTTCAAAAAACAAAGAAGAAAAAAAAATATCATGTTGGTTAATAGCTAATACATCAAATTATAAAAATAATCAAGAAGCAATGAAAGACGAAGATAAAAGAACTTTATGGAAAGAATTTATAGAAGAATATAATGAGTATTTAATGAATGATGATGAAAAATGGAATGATAGTTTTGAAAAAATAAAAAGTTTTATTGATTTACATAAAAAACTTCCATCAATAAATAAAGAAGAAGAAAAATATTTATATAGTTGGATATCAAATCAAAAAAATAACTATAAAAATAATAAAAGTGCGATGGAAGACGAAGATAAAAGAACTTTATGGAAAAATTTTATGGAAGAATATAATGAGTATTTAATGGATGGTAATGAAAAATGGAATGATAGTTTTGAAAAGTTAAAAAGTTTTATTGATTTACATAAAAAACGACCAAACAGGTCTAAAAATGAAGAACAAAAATATTTAGCAAAATGGATAGTAACGCAAAATCAAAGTTATAAACATAATAAATTTGCAATGAAAGATGAAGATAAAAGAACTTTATGGAAATATTTTATAGAAGAATATAATGAATATTTTATAAGTGATCAAGAAAAATGGTACAATAATTTAAAAAATGTTAAAGAGTTTATTTATTTATATAAAAAAATACCAATTAGTAGGTCAAAAATTGAAGATGAAAAATATTTAGGTAAATGGTTAGACCATCAAAAACAAAATTATAAAAATAATAAATTTGCAATGAAACATCAAGATAAAAGACAAATATGGAAAGAATTCTTAGAAGAATATAAAGAATATTTAAATAATAACAATAGTGAAGAAAATGAAACGATAACAATATCGATAAGTGAAACATCATCAATAAAAGAAGAAGAAATTGATGAAGAAAGTGATGAAGAAGAAGAAATAATAATAAAAGTTAAAAAACCTGTAATAAAAAATATGGATTTAAATAAAGGTTCAATTTTAAAATCTTCAACGACCAATTCTAAGAAATCTAAGAATAAGAAAGAAAGAGTGAAAACAGAAATATCAATATTACATCAAAGATATAAAACATTAACATCAAATAATTTACATAATGAGTTTAAAAATAATGAAGATTTATGGGTAAGTTATCATAAAATAGCAGAAGAAAATGAAAAAACATTTCCTGAAAATAAAATACCAAGAAATAAAATAATAGAAGAATTAGAAAAAATAAAAACAAAAAGAACAAAAAAAGTTATTGATATGGGTTGCGGAAAAGCATACATATCAAAACATTTTGAGAATGATATAAGATTTAATTTTATAAATTATGATCATGTATCAATAAATGATAAAATAATAAGTTGTGATATTTCAAAACTTCCATTAGAAGATGATAGTATTGAAATTTGTATATTATGTTTATCAATGTGGGGTTCAAATTGTAAAGAGTATATAAAAGAGGCAGAACGAGTTTTAGAAAGTAATGGAAAATTATATATTATAGAACCAACAAAAAGATGGAGCAATAGAGATGAAAATGGAATAATAATTGAAGAAGGAAAAAAATTAAAAGAATTATTAGAAGAAAATAGGTTTCAAATAATGAAAGAAGAAATAAACAAATTTGTATTGTTTGAATGTATAAAAATTTAAAAAAAAATTTAAAATTAAAATAAAATTTTACGATAAATAAATAATAATAATAATAATACAAAATGATTTCTACGCAACAAATTAAATCAACCGGTGCTAAACTCTTTATAATAATTAAATAAATTTTTTTTTATGTAAAAATGCAAAAAAAATATTTAGATTATTGGTTAAAAATAGACAAAAACAAAATAAAAAAGTTTGTATTATTAGAATGTATAAAAAATTATATGAATAAATATGTTTGAATATTAAAATATCTAAATAAATAATATGTTGAATTTGTCAAAATTTATTGAAAATCCAACAGGACGAATTATAATGTCAATTATTTTGGGTTTTGGTTTGTCGTCATTGTTTAAAATGTCTTGTAAAGATAAAAATTGTATAATTTATAAATCACCAGATTTAATAAATATTAAAGGAAATATATATTCATATAATGGTGAATGCTATAAATATTCTCCAAAGGAAGTAAAATGTGATAAAACAAAAAGAATAATTAATGCGTAAATAATATTTTAACTATATGTCTATTTAATAATATAATGACTACATTATTAAATGAATTACCAAATCCAAGTGAAAATATAAATATAAATATACAACATCAAAATCAAAATCAAACACAAATTCCAACCCAAAATCAAATACAAATTCCAACCCAAAATCAAATGCAAATTCCAAATCAAAACCAAAACCAAAACCAAAACCAAAATCAAAACCAAAATCAAAATAAAGTTCAATTAGACCAATTTACAATAAATGAAATAATAAATGGATTACAAAATGCATCTGGGGCAACAAAAATACAATTTAGGGATATTCCGAAAACAACCGAACATTTGATAAAAGACCCTGAAATTATTCCCCATTATATACCTGAAACCCCAGAAAAAAATTATATTATAGAAACAATAGATAAAGACCAGATACAAAATATATATCTAAATAATAATAAAAATTTAAATCAAATGGATAAAATATATGATGAAATAAATGGTCCATTATTAATTGGAATGTTGTTTTTTATTTTTCAATTGCCTTTTTTTAGAAAATTAATATTGAAATACATTCCACTTTTATTTAATGACGATTTAAATTATAATTTTTATGGTTATATTTTTATTTCTATTTTGTTTAGTGTAATATATTATATACTTACATTAGGATTAAAACAATTTGATAAATTTTGATAATGGGTTTTTAGAAGTTTTATTTTTATAATTTTTATTTTTAGAAGTTTTATTTTTTGAATTTTTATTTTTAGAAATTGTTGGTTTTAATGTTTTCTGTTTCTGTTTTTTAGACGTTAATTTATGTTTATTTTTTTGTTTATCGTCATTTAAATCTTCATTATCATTATTATCATTACTTTCAATATTTTTTGTTGTTGGGTCATATTGAAAAAACCATTTTTTATAAGTCGGTGAATTTTTATTATTTTTTAATTCAATAAATTTTTTTGATTTAATTTCTAAAATTTCTTCCAATGATTCTTGATGACCATAACAATTAATCGAAAATCTTTTTAATAATCCTTTATTTTTCAATTTATTATGTTCTTGAATTAAAAAAATATATAACGATAAACATAAAATACGGTTGACATCATAATTTTTATCGTTAAGATATATGAAAGTTAAATAGAAGAAAAGTTTGGTTTCAATAGATGCGATTTTTACATATTTATTTTTAAATTTAATAATGTTATAACTATAACAATCTTCAGTTTGATAAATATTTAAAATAAAAAAATTTCCTAATTTAAGGCGATAATGTAAAGGAATAACATCATCAACGCCATTAATTTTTTCAATATTGATATCAATATCAATATTTTCTTTTTTAAGTTTATTTTTAATATTTTCAATTGTTTTTTTAGGGTCTACAGATAAAACATCATTTGTATATATTTTATCATTGATTAATTTTTTATTTTTAAAAAAAGGTAAATAATTTAAATAAAGCATATCAGCAAATCCACCAAAAAAAACAATATCTTCATCCAAAATAATATTTAAAATCTGATTAAATTTATTATTTTTATAATCGTGTTTTTCAGATTTGTGATTGTTAAATTCATTTTTTTTATTGTCAATTTGTTTTATATTTTCTTTGAAAAGAAGAATATTACATTTGATATTTGAATCAGAATTGATAGGGTAATGTTTATTTAACAATAAAAGGCGTTCAAAAACTTTTTCCCATCTTGAAATATCACCTTCGGGACGTGAGAGTTCTTTATAGATACTCATTCTTAAAAAATTAGCAGGAACATAATAAAAATCTTTTTTAACAATAGCATTTTTAGTTAAATTAGTAAATAATTGTTTATTCATTTGTGTTATATCTGCAATAGGTATATAATTAACATAAACTTTATAAGTTCCAACGTGAACACCAGATTTAGAAGATATATTAGTAAAACCATTTTTAAAATAAATATCGCATAATTCAATGGCATCATTCATAGCGTTTGTGCTAAAAAAATCATAATCAGGAATAGTTGTTTCATAATCATAGAATTGTTCGTTTTTAGGAAGTATATTATTAATTGCAGTTCCGCCGTAAAGTAATAATTTTTTTTTTTTAATAAAAGTTTCAACAATTTCAATAATTTTAATAATTTCAGGAGAACTCATTTTTTTTTTACCCATAATTTGTGTTGCTTTTTCAATAGATTTTTTTAAAATAGTTAATTGACAATTGGTAATATTGTCTTTGTCTTTTTCTTGTATATTTTTCATATATTAAAAGAAGAATAAAAATGAATAAAATGAATAAAATGTTAAATATTAAAACTGTAATAATCTTTATTGATAGTTCTTGTTTCATAACTTAATTTTGGATTTGGAGGTGGTGGTGTAGGAACTGTAATAGGAATATATCTTAAATTTTCAGGTTTTAAAACAAAAGCATAAGTGTATGAATTAAAAAATAATTCATTTTCTTCTAAATTAGAATCAAAAATTTGATATCTCATACAAATCATTTGACAACCACAAGAACGAACTAAAATAGCACTTACATTTGAAGGAGATGAACCTTTATCAGGCATTGCAATTGTCATATTTTGTTTATTAAATTCGGTGAGTTCATCAATATTTGGTGAATATTGAATATCATAATAAGATAAAGCTCTCATAAATAATGAATTACTTGTCATATTAACAAATTCATAAAAATCTTTACAGTTTAAAAAATAAGGATTATTCATATCAACAATAATAATAACTTTATTTAAGAGATTTTGAATTAAAGTATTTCCAAAATTTGTTTTATTATTTTCATAACTATATTCTTTTCCAAGTAAAATATCATTATATAAATCTAAAATTTTAGCTAAATTTTCATACATTTTTAAATTAACGGTTTTAAAACGAAGATGAATAATAATAGGGTCAGTTGGATTAGGTGAAGAACCAATATGAAAAGCATTATAATTAATAATATTCATAATATTTTCAAAAGGAATTGAATTATATGTTTCTTTAACAAAATAATCATCAGTAGTTGAAGAAGCAACAACAGGTTTATCATCAATGGAAAATATTTCAAAATCTAAACCTCTAACGCCTTGTTTTAATATATCTTTTAAAACACAAACATTAACAAAATCATTGGAATAAGCACCACCATTACAACAATTATATGCGGATTTAATATAATAATCTTTAAAAGTAAAATTACATTGAGGGTCTGAATTTTTTAATGATCGTAAATTAGAATTTGATTTTGAATAAAAGGAATCGAAAAAAGAACATTCTCTTTTTTGTAAATTACGAATATAAATAAGCCAATAAAAAGAAAAGAATAATAATACAATGATGATTAAAATTATCATAACATAAGCGTTAATGTTTTTTTTAAAATTAGATATTTTATCATAAACATTGGATGATTTATTCATTTTATATATTATTATATATTTAATATATAAAATTAAATAAATGAAATATATATATTAAATGCCTGGCGGATTAATGAATTTAGTTTCCCAAGGACAAGGAAATTTAATATTAAATGGAAACCCAACAAAAACATTTTTTAAAACAACTTACGCTAAATATACAAATTTTGGATTACAAAAATTTCGGATTGATTATGAAGGTTCAAAAAGTTTAAGACTTTCAGAAGAATCAACATTTGATTTTAAAATATTAAGATATGCAGATTTACTTATGGATACCTATATTTCAGTAAATTTGCCTGATATTTGGTCTCCAATAATTCCACCATCAACAAGTGATGGTTCTTGGGTTCCTTATGAATTTCAATGGATAAAAAATATAGGATTTAAAATGATTTCTAAATTAGTAATAAATTGTGGAAATCAACTTTTATTTCAATGTTCGGGAGATTATTTATTGGCTTTAATGGAAAGAGATTTTGAAGCTAAAAAAATAGAATTAATAAATGATATGGGTGGTAATACAAATCAATTTAATAATCCTGGATTTTATGGTCAAAATAAAGGAAATTATCCAAATGCTTATTTTACTGATTCAGCAGTAATTCCTGAACCTTCGATACGTGGAAAAACAATTTATATACCATTAAATGTTTGGTTTGTTCTTAATTCTCAAATGGCGTTTCCTTTGGTTTCTTTACAATATAATATTCTTCATATTTATATTACTTTAAAACCCATAAGTCAATTATTCACTATTCGTGATGTTTATGATTCAGATAATAATTATCCACGGGTAGCACCAAATTTTAATAATTATTATATGCAAATGTATCGGTTTTTACAACCTCCACCAGATACTTCATTGGGTATAAATTCATATGTTGATAAAAGAAATATTTGGAATACAGATATTAATTTAAATTGCACATATGGATTTTTATCAAATGAAGAACAACGAATATTTGCATCTCAAGAACAAAAATATTTAATTAAGCAAGTGCACGAAAATATATTTTATAATATTACAGGTTCAAATAAAGTAAATTTAGAATCATTAGGTATGGTTACTTCTTGGATGTTTTATTTTCAACGAAGTGATGCAAATTTAAGAAATGAATGGAGTAATTATAGTAATTTTCCATTTCTTGAACCACCCAATTATATTTCTCCAGCACCTGTTGTTGGAAGTGAACCTTTTTATTATTTAAATAGCACAACAACATCAAATAATGGTCCAGGTGTTAATGAAGATAATACTTTAACCAATTATTTTATAACAAATCCATATAATATAATAAATACTAAAAATATATTGGTTGATTTAGCTATTTTATTTGATGGCGAATATAGAGAAAATATGCAACCTTATGGTGTATATGATTATATTGAAAAATATGTTAGAACTCCAAAATATGCTCGGGAAGGATTATATTGTTATAATTTTTGTTTAGATACAAATATATTTTTAAAACAACCCAATGGTGCAATCAATTTAAGTCGTTTTAATGACGTTCAATTTGAATTTAATACAATTATTCCCCCAATTAATTTATTGGCTCAATCATTGAATATTTGTGATCCAGTTTCAAAAGAAATAATTGGTGTTAATAAACCTTATTGGAATATTTATCAATATAATTATAATTTATTTGTTTTTGAAGAAAGATATAATATATTAACATTTATGAGTGGAAATTGTGGAACTTTATGGCAATATTAATTTTGACTATATTTATGAATGGAAATTATGGAACTTTATGGTAATATTAATTTTTCAAAAAATAAAATATTCTTAAAAAAATATTTTTTAAGAATTACGAAGTATGAAAAAATATTTTTTATTTTTTAAAAAAATGATATTAAATATTTTAAATAATAAAATCAAATAAAAATAAAAAAAAGTATGGAATTTCTAAATTGGATAGATATTGAAAAAATAAATTGGGAATATTTATCAACTAATCCAAATGCTTGTGAATTATTGGAAAATAATCCTGAAAAAATATATTGGAATTATTTATCTTTAAATTCAAATGCTACACACCTTTTGGAATTAAACCAAGAAAAAATTAATTGGAGTAATTTATCGCAAAATCTAAATGCAATAAATATTTTACAAGAAAACCAAAATAAAATAAATTGGTATTATTTATCATTAAATTCAAATGCAAAAAATCTTTTGGAATTAAACCAAGAAAAAATAACTTGGTATAATTTATCTTTAAATCCAAATGCAATCGATTTGTTAGAAGCAAATCAAGATAAAATATTTTGGTTTAATTTATCAAGTAATCCTAATGCTATACACTTATTGGAAGCAAACCAAGATAAAATAAATTGGAAAAATTTATCATTAAATGAAAATGCGATACATATTTTGGAAGAAAATCAAGATAAAATAAATTGGAATTATTTATCTTTAAATCCAAATGCAATAAATTTACTGAAATCAAATCCTGAAAAAATAGGTTGGAGTTGTTTATCAAAAAATCCAAATGCAATCGATTTGTTAGAAGCAAACCAAGAAAAAATAAATTGGTATAATTTATCAAGTAATCCTAATGCTGTTGAATTGTTGGAAGCAAATCAAGATAAAATAGATTGGGATAATTTATCATTTAATCCAAATATTTTTGAATTTAGTAGATATTTATTAAAATAAAAAAAATGATTTTAAATAATTATTTAATGGCGAGAATTAACAACCAAATATAAAATATAAAATATGGAACTTCTTAATTGGATAACGAAGTATGATAATGAAGAAAGTATAAAAATAAATTGGGAGTTTTTATCAAAAAATGAAAATGCAATAGATTTGTTAGAAGCAAATCCTGAAAAAATAAATTGGAATTATTTATCATTAAATCCAAATGCTATACACTTATTAGAAGAAAACCAAGATAAAATAAATTGGTATAATTTGTCAGAGAATCCAAATGCTATTGATTTATTGGAAGAAAATCAAGATAAAATAAATTGGTATAATTTATCTTTAAATCCAAATGGGATACAATTATTGGAAGCTAATCAAGAAAAAATAAATTGGAAATTGTTATCATCAAATCCAAATATTTTTAAATTTAGTGGATATTTACTAAAATAATAATAATGAGTGAAAAAATAAAAAAGCATAAAAAATAAAAAAGCATAAAAAATATAATAAAAATAACAATTTTTTTTATTAAAAAAATGAATGAGATAAAAAGATAAATGAAAGCAGAGAAGCATAAAATATGGAACTTGTTAATTGGATAAATATAGATAATTTGAATTGGTGTTATCTTTCAAGAAATAATAATGCAATCGATTTGTTGGAAGCAAATCCAGAAAATATAGATTGGTATTATTTATCAGGTAATCCAAATGCAACACATCTTTTGGAAGAAAACCAAGATAAAATAAATTGGACTTGTTTATCAAATAATGCCAATGCCATTGAATTATTAGAAACAAACCAAGATAAAATAAATTGGAATTATTTATCATTAAATGAAAATGCGATACATATTTTGGAAGAAAATCAAGATAAAATAAATTGGGCTTGTTTATCAAGTAATCCAAATGCTATACACTTATTAGAAGAAAATAAAGATAAAATAAATTGGGCTTGTTTATCGAGTAATCCAAGTGCTATTGAATTATTAGAAACAAACCAAGATAAAATAAACTGGAATTTTCTATCAAGTAATCAAAATGCGATACACTTATTAGAAGCAAATCAAGAAAAAATAAATTGGTTTAGTTTATCAGATAATCCAAATGCTATTGAATTATTAAAAGAAAATAAAAAAAAAATAAATTGGATATGTTTATCGACTAATCCAAGTGCTATTGAATTATTAAAAGAAAACCAAGAAAAAATAAAATGGAAATTAATATCAAGAAATCCAAGTATTTTTGAATTTACTGGATATTTATTAAAATAAGAGTTTTTAAATTATGATATTTATAATAATTAAATACAATAATTAAATACAATAATAATATTTTTTATTTAAATATTTTTACACCATTATTAGATTAAAAACGGAATAAAAAACAATATAAAAATTTTATAAAAATATATAAGATATATAAGTGAATAATTATTAAAATACAGTTAATAATTATTAAAATATAGTCAATAAATATAATGGAAGAACAGGTCCAAAGTGATAAATTGCCAATAAAGTATACATCAGGTGGACGTCTTGGGGATTTTATAAATCAACTTTCGGTAATTAATGAAAATTATATAAAAACAGGAAGAAAAGGTATGTTATATATTGGATATACAGGTGATTCATTTTCAAATAAATTAATGGGGACTTATAAAGATACATATGATGTAATAAAATCACAACCTTATATTTATGATTATAAAATACATAAAAAAGAACCATATGATTATGATTTAAGTTTTTGGCGAAATGATACGGAAAATGGTAATCTAAAAGAAATATTTAATAGAGTTTATGATGTTGAATGGGGTAAAAACAAATGGTTATATTTACCTGAAAATGAAAAATATAAAGAAAATTTTAAAGAAACAGTATTAATAAATACAACAAAAAGACGATTTAATGATGAATTGGATTATCAAAAATTATATGATATATATAAAGATAAACTTGTTTTTATCTCTTCTGAAAATAAAGATTATGATTATTTTGTAAAAAAAACAGGAATAAATATAAATTTATATAAACCTAAATCATTTGAAGATTTATGTATGTCAATTAATTATTGTTTAATGTTTGTAGGTGGATTATCGATGCCTTTAACAATTGCTTATTCATTACATAAAAATTTATTAATTGCCTGTAACAAAAATGGTTTAACGGGAGCAGAAAAACATAATTTAAATTTTAATGAATTATGGGAAAATGCGGAATATCTTGAAGAGAAAATATTAATAAATTAAGAATTACTTGCTAATGGTCCATCATCTAAAAATAATCCTGTTGTTGTAAATCTTCTTGGGTAATTTAATGCATATTTATCATTTTGTTTAGGGTTCCAAATATAAGATGAATTTTTTTTATTTATTTTTGTTCCTAAATTGACTTCTTTTTCAAAAAGAAATTGTGTTGATGATTCAGGAGAAGGTTTATTCAAATTTTTGTTAGAATATATTTTTGCTTTTGTTCCAATATCATCGGTTAATGTTGAAAATTCTGGAGCAAGAAAACTATATTTTCCTGATTGATTTATACCAATTACATTTTTATTATTATATTTTTTATCTTTTGGAATTGGTATTTTACAACCTTGACAATCAACATCACTAGTGCATTGTTCACCAGTAATATAACATTTTGATTGACTGCTACATTTATTATCACAACTATATATTGTTGTAAGCGGTAAATCAACAGTATGTGAATATTTTGGATCATTGTATAATTTATTGTAATAATCAATGTAATCGGGAGAAGAAGAAGAAAATTCTTCTTTCTTTTTCATATAAAAAACGAAATTTAAAAGAACAGTAAAAAAAAGAAAAATAATAAAGGAAATAAATAGAAAAATTATTCTAATGTTATCATTATTATATTTTTTCATATAATATTAAATAATAAAATTAATTATTAATTATGTAAATTTTGATTATTTATAATATTTATTTATTATAAATAATGTCATCATCAACACCATCAACATCAAATTATATTGATGATAAAAAGAATGATTCAACAAATGAACCATCTCCTAATTTTACAAAATTTTATTCACAAATTATTTATTCTGTAATAAAAATATTAATATCAATAAGTATAGGTTGTATTCTTTTATACATATGTAAATTATCACAAACAAATATTTTTCAAAATATTAATGAAATAATAAATGGGAATGATTATAATGATAATGATGAAAAAACAGCAAAACAAGAAAAAATAATAAAAAATAAGGTATTTGATATTATTGATATGATAATTCTTAAAGATTACAAAAAATTTTTAGGAAAATATGGATTAGGATTTTTATCTTCGGAAAAACCAGAAGTTTATACGGTTAAAGTTGATTATGGTTCCAATGAAGATAAATTAAATGAAAATTTAAAATTAATAAAAAAAATAGAAAAGGCATTATTTTATGATGAAAAAAATTATATAAATAAAAAAGATTTTGATGAAAAAGAAAAGGCATTAAATAGTAAAAAATTAAAACCAACAAATAACAGTTTTTCTTCAACTTTATTATGGTTTGTTTATAATGTTATTAATTCTTCATTAACAACTTATTTATGGTTTATGAGTTTATTAAAACCAATAACAGGTATATTTACTGAAAGTTTATTATTATTATTATTTTCATTATTTAGTTCTGTTTTTTTAAGTTTTGTTTTAATTTTAATTATTTTTATTGTTATTTTTTATATGATTTTAAATTTACCCAAATTATATGAATCAAAAAGTTATGGAATTAAAAATGGTGAAATAAAAACATTACCCACTTTTTTTTATGATTCAAGAAATTTATTATATATATTTACTTATTCTAATTTTATTTTATTTTTACTTTTTATTTTTGGAATATTCTTTGTTTTTGCTATTTCTTTTTTTATTTTAGGATTTTTTATATATATTTGTTTATCTGTTTCTGGAAAAATATTGAATAAAAATAAAAATTTTGGATTTTTTGATTTTGTGAAATCTATTTTAAATTATAAAAAACAATTGATTGTTTTATTATTTTCATTTAATATTTATGCAGATGTTATACAAAATTTAGGAAATAAATTTATTATTTCATTTTTGGTTGCTATTGTTTTTCTTTTATTATATACAAATTCATTTTCATCATATAAATTTAATAGTGATGTTGATATAAATATGACACCCCATTTTGTAAATTATTCAAATAATATTTCAAAAAGTAATGATAAAGATATTGAAACGTTAAAATCAACGAAAAATATAAAAAAAAATAGACAATCAAAGAATTATGAACCAGAAGTTGAAATAGAAAAACTTGAAGAACAACAACCTCAACCGCAAGTTGAAGAACAACAACCTCAACCACAAGTTGAAGAA